TGCAAATTTGTATATGGATACTACAACAAAAAGGAATTTTGGTGAAACAATACCCGACCAAGAAATAAGGTCAAGAAACACACCTACCGGTCCCTATTCTTGTGGTTGTGATAATCCGGTAAGTGGGTATCATTTAGGAACAACACCCGGAACAGCAATTGCAGTACCAACGACAATAAAAACGGGAGACCCTAATAACGATTATAATGAAACAACATCCACATATACTGCACCTAATGATTGCACATTAAGTTATGTAATTACACTAAGGATTGTAAACATTACAAACACTTGGGTTGATGTTTTTATGAATATTAATGGGGTAACAGTAGATTGGCAATCACATACAAGTGGTAATCCCGGAAGTGGGTATCCCGACCCTTGTTTAGCAAATAAAAACACAATAACATTTACGGGAACACACGCTATGCTTGCCGGTGATACTGCTGCATTTACATTTCACGCAAGTTATGCAACACAAAACACACCAAACCACATAAATCAATGGAACTTATGTTTGGGTGCCGGTAACGATAATCTATTTGTGTTTGTAGTACAAGACCAAAGTATTAATAGTTTAATGGAAACACAATTCTCTGATGTAAAAATGGCTGATGTTGTTAAAGATGTGATGACTATGTTTAATGTAATTACAGAGGATAAAGGAAACAGAACAATAGAGTTCACTCCATACCCTAATTACATTAATTCTAATGTATTTGATTGGACAAATAAGGTTGATATTAATGAATTAAAATTAGAAACAGTAGAAATACCGAAAGAATTAAATTTTTTACACGCAAACGAGCCAAATGATTATTATTTGGATACTTATTTCTTGGATAATGATATACATTACGGACAGCAAAAGGTACAATTTAGTACAGATAGTGAGGAAATAGAAAATATACAATTAAAAGTATTTGCAGCACCATTTTTAAGAACAATAGAGGGTGCCAATACAACACATCTACATCATTCCGGAAAAGAGGAAGATGACGGAATTGTATCTTTTAAAAATAAACCAAGAATTGTACACTTAAAAGGTAGTTATAACAATGATGATTTAACAACCGGTACTTTTATGGAAATTATTGACATTACAAATGGATTGTTTCAATGGGTATTGCCGGGAACATCATTTAATCAATACCCCGAGATACATCACTATAATAAAAAAATAGCAAGTTGTACATCTTCATCTAATTCATTTTTATTTGGTGCAATAAATCCTAGTGCAATAGTTGGATTACCTAATCAACCGACAAGAACATTATACAATAGGTTTTGGAAAGATTATATCAATGAAAAATATAACAATAATGCTAGATTGTTAAAATGTAAAATTGTATTGTCTGCAACAGATATATTAAATTTAGATTTTTCAGCGAAATATCAAATACAAGACCAATTTTATAGATTAAATAAGGTTGACTATAATACAGACAAAAATAAATTATCAAGCGTAGAATTAATTAGGGTATAATGAGAACAATAGACAGCATATCAGAACTAGGGCTTGTACTTTTTGTAGATGACCAATCAGATTTTGACAGACAAAGAGATGACAAAGTAACAACAACAAATGGTACAGAAAGAGATTGTTTGGACTATGGTTATAGATTTATTGATGGTGAATGTTATGCATTTGCACAAAGTATAAAATCAAATTTTGAAACCTCAACAAATAGAGCAAACAATTCATCAACTAGAGGAAATGTTTTATTAGGACAAAATCATTTATTGTCAAGTGGCAATCGTAATGTTGCAATAGGGTACGATAACACCTCAATAGACAATGGTATGTATAGTGTAATTAAAGGTTATAATAGTTATAGTGAAAACTATGGGTTAAATACTTTTAGTGCGTTAGACACGACTTTTGGTAAAAGAGCAAATATATCTGAAACACATTATTTTGGTACTATACCGGCACGAGCAGATGATGAGGAAGAGATAATTGAGTTATTTTTAGGTGGTGTTGTTGGACAAAGATTTTATACTGCACCAAAGGATATGAATGCTGCATATTATATGCATTTTACCGGTATTGCACAAACATCTGATGGTAGACAAGCAACAGTAATAGACCAAAAAGAATATTTTTATCAAAGAGATACATTTTTATCTAGTGGTGAGGGTATGTGCAGACCTTGTGAAATTTTTAATGATGAATTTATCGTGAATATAGGTGTTAGAACCAATGACATATCAAAAAGACAACTAAATTTTGCAGGTAAAAATGCTATTTATGTTTATGTTTCTCAATTTTCAAAGCCATATTCTATAAATTTACAAGTAAAAATAATTGAGGTTAGAAACCAAATACTATTTCAAGATAATGAAATACTTAACCCAACATTTGCGAATAACGGACAAAATTGGACACCGGGTAATGTTGTTGGAAATAACACAATAGAATTTATGCAAGGTGGTGGTGTTAAAATGGTAGGTGATGGAAGTAGGAATTTTAGAATAAGGTCAAATGCAACACCTTGGTTGGGTGCAAATGTAATGATAGAATTTGATGCAAAAGGAATTAATGGTGCAGACCCTAATCTATTATTGAATGGAAATAATCGTGATATAATACCAATAACACAAGAGGGTAGATACCGATTTATGCACCAAGGAACAACCGGTGGTAATTATATACAATTTATGATTAACTCAACAACCGGTGCCGGTAGTGGAATAATAAATAATGTATCATTTAGAAAATTAGCAGGATATGAGATTTAAGATTTTAGGAAAAATAGTAGAAATGAATATGACAGTATTGAAAGATACAATGATGTTCTTTGGTATAAAATTAAAGACAAAAAATAACGATATAATAAGAGGAAAATGGCTGAAGAAATAATTGCAAAAGTCGGTGTTGATACCGGTGATAGTGAGAAAAAACTAGAAGATGTAAAAGAGGGAATTGAAGATGTAGGTAAAGCCGCCGAGGATACTGCAAAGGCAGCACCAAAAGCTGCAAAAGGTGTACAAAAAATTGGTGCAAGTTTTGGTAGTCTTGTTAAGGCAACCGGTATCGTAATGGTTATATCTAAAGTATTTGAATTTTTATCAGAAGCATTACAGAGAAACCAAAAAATAGCAGATGCAATAGCGATAGTATTTGACACTATTTCTAATGTATTTAATCAAGTCGTAAATGTACTTGTATCTGTTTATGAAAGTGTATCAGCAAATAATGAGAATTTTGATGCATTAGGAAAAGTCATAAAAGGGATAATGACTATTGCCATTGCACCATTCCAATTAGCATTTTATGGATTAAAATTAGGAATACAAGAAGCAGTACTTGCTTGGGAAAAATCTATTTTAGGTAGTGGTGATACAAAGAAAATTAAAAAATTAGAAAAAGGTATAAAAGAAACAACAGCGTCAATCGTAGAAATAAAAGATAATGTTGTGGATGCCGGTAAAAGCATTGTAGATAACTTTGGTGAAGCAGTCACAGAAACAGTAAACATAACAAAACAAATTACAAAGGGTATAGGTGAAATTGATGTACAACAAGCAATACAAACAGCCAAGACAAATAGGAGATTAGAAAATACTGCGGCACTAGCAAAAGTACAGATGCAAGGATTAATAGAGGAAAATGATAGACTTGCAGAAAAACAAAGACAGATTAGAGATAATGAAAATGCTACGATACAAGAAAGATTAGATGCAAATAAAAAATTAGGAGAGATTCTTGATAAACAAGAAAAGGATATGTTGGCACTAGCCGATTTACAAATTGCGGCAGCACAAGCAGATTTAAAAGAGTTAGACAATCAAGAAAATCGTATAAAATTACAAGAAGCAATAAATGAGAAAAAAGGTGTTGAAGCACAAATCACGGGATTTAGGTCAGAACAATTAACAAATCAAGTATCGTTAGAAAAAGAATTACTTGATATTAAAAATCAAATTGCAGCAGAAAGTATAAGTGGTTTGGAAAAAGAATTGCTTGAAACAGAACAGCATTATGACGAACTTATAAAATTGGCAATAAAAGCCGGTGAGGATACAGAGGATATTGAAAGACAAAAAGAGGAAAAATTAAAGGAAATAAGAGACAAAGCAAGGGAAGAGGAAAGGGATGCAGTATATGAACAAATGCAAAGCACTTTAGATATAGCATCACAAATGGCTTCATCAATATCAAATATAACTGCACAAAGAGAAGCAAATGAACTACAATCAATAGAGAATAAATTTGCCGGTGAATTAAAGGCAGCAGAGGGTAATGCAGAATTGACTGCACAGATTGAGGGTAGGAAACAAATGGAAATGGAAAAAATTAAAAAACAATTTGCCGGTGCCAAGAAAAGAGGTGCAATAGCAGAAGCGTTAATTAATACATTCCAATCTGCAACAAAATCACTTGCAGATTTTGGTTTTCCTATCGGTGCAATTTTTGCTGCATTAGCAATAACACAAGGTATGTTACAAGTCAAGAATATACAAAACACACCGGCATTTGCACAAGGTGGTATTGTAGGTGGATTTGGTACCGGAAATAGTGATAGCACGACTGCAAAATTAAGTAAAGGGGAAAGTGTTATCAATGCAAAAAGTACAAGAATGTTTAAACCATTATTAAGTACGATTAACGAAGCCGGTGGTGGTAGGGCATTTGCCGGTAATGATGGGAGTGGTGGAAACACTTCCGGTGTTGTCAAAGCATTTGTAGTTGCAGATGATATGACAAACGAACAAGATAAATTAACTAAAATAAGACGAAAAGCAACAATCTAAAATTAAAATTATGCCGTGTAATAAATGTAAAAATGGAAAATATAAGTGGGGTACAAAAGGAGATTGTATGTATGATAGTTTGCAAGAATGTGAAAATGCAAACCAATATACTGAAATTGTAGAACTTGTTGTTGATGATGAAAATTTGGATGTTGCTATTGACGCAATTTCTTTAGTATCTGAACCGGCAATAGAAGTGGATTTTGTATACCTAAATAAGAAAAAAAATAATTTGGTATTGGCTAAAACTATTGATGAGCAGAGATTATTAATCAGTCCGGCATTAATACCTAACAAACAAATATATAGATTTGACGAAACTAGTGGACAAGAATACTATGTGTACTTTACAGAGGAAACTGTAAAAAAAGCAAGTGAAATGTATTTACGCTATAACAATAACAATAGTGCAACAATACAACACAATGAAAATACAGATGGGGTACACACAATAGAGAGTTGGATTGTACAAGATGCAAAAATGGACAAGTCAAAACTATATGGATTTAATGTGCCTAATGGTACTTGGTTTGTAACAATGCGAATTGAGAATGATGAGGTATGGAATAGGATAAAAGAGGGAGAATTGAAGGGATTAAGTATTGAAGGATATTTTGTAGATAAAATGGAAACACTAGGAAAAAAGAAAAAGAAAAAGAAATACGAGAAAGTAGCAGAAATTGATGGAATGCCATTATATGAAACCAAAGAGGAAGCGATAGAAGTAGCAAAAGAAATGGGTTGTGAGGGTTATCACGAACACGATGGTTTGTTTATGCCTTGTAGCGACCACGATATTATTGAAGCACTATCAGAATTGGTATTGGATAGTGAATTTATTAGTCCAAATCCTTGTTGGGATGGTTATGAGCCGATAGGTCATAAAATAAAAGACGGTAAAAAAGTTCCTAATTGTGTACCTATTGAGGGTAAAAAAAAAAGTGAATTAGAAAGCTATACTGATTATCCGAAAGGTGCAACCAATAACGCTAAAAGAGCAATAAAATATAAAGAGGAAAATGGTAGCACTTGTGGTACAAAGGTAGGTTGGACAAGGGCAAGACAATTAGCAGATAGGAAACCAATATCAAGAGATACTATTGCAAGAATGGCGTCATTTAAACGACATCAACAACACAAAGATGTACCATATTCAGAGGGTTGTGGTGGAATAATGTGGGATGCTTGGGGTGGCTCTAGTGGTATTAATTGGGCAATATCAAAATTAAAGCAAATAGATAAAAAATAACGAATTTGTAATAAATACAAACAAACTATATTTACTTAAAACATATACTATGTCGCAGATAGAATTTATAAATAAGGTAAAATTAGAAAAAACAAGACTAAAACCAAAAAAAATTGAATTGTCAGTTATTGGAGATGCTAAAACTATTTTTGACGATAGTGTAGCTTTTAGAGAAGATGCAGAAAAATTTGTGGATGATTATTCTGATAAAGTTGGTACTTTGACAGGAACAACTAGAATAATTACATCTATAATTGATAATGTTGTAGAAAAATTTTCTGATGCTGAAAAGGAACTAAATAAGGTTAGAAATTTAGGGGATGAATATTCAAGTAATATCAGAAAGGCAACAGAAAGACAAAAAAAAGTTCAAGATACTTTAGAAAAATTGGAAAAATCAGCAAATGACCTAGGAGTTAAAGTAGACAGCATTGATATATATAAAGATTTAGTAAATGAAGATAATAAGTTAGAGCGTTTTTTAGATTTTACTGCAAAACGAATTGACGAAACACGAGATACTATAGATTCTCTTATAGAAGCAAGTCAAAAAATTAACAAAATTTCAGCAATACAATAAATAAATAACTATGGATATTAAAACACGAATAAGAGTAGCATTAGGCATAGAAGATGAGCCGGTTGCACTAGCCTTTGAGGGCAAACTAAAAGACGGAACAATTATCGTATCAGAAGCCGATGCACTAGGAGAGGGTGTTGAGGTTATGGTTATGACAGAGGACGGAACAACAATTCCGGTACCGGTAGGAACTTATGAACTAGAGGATGGTAAAAAGTTTGAGGTAAAAGAGGAAGGAATTATCGCTAGTATGGAAGAAGCAGAAGAGGAAGTGGAAGCCGGTGATGATGATGAGGATTACAAAGACGAGGACAAAGAGGAAATGTCTGTGGAAAACAAATTGTCAGAATTTAGCGAAGTAGTTATGACTATATTCCAAGAATTAAGAGAGGAAATAAATACTCTTAAATCTGAAATAGAGGAAGTAACAAATCAATCGTTAGCAAAAGACGAAAATATAGAGGAGTTGCAAAGTGAAAATTTAGAGTTATCAAAAAAACTTAAAAAGGAACCGGCAACAGAAAACATAAACATTAGAAAATTTTCAGAGCAAAAAGCTGTTAAATTAACAAAGCAAGAATATAACAGATTGACTGCACAAGAAAGATTTTTATATAACTTAAATAAATAATTAAATTAAAATTTGAAAAAATGGCAAATCCAAAATTAACAAATGTAACATACGCAGGAGAACACGCTGGTCAATATATTTCGGCAGCATTTCTTGAAGCAAAAAGTTTAGACTTTTTAACTAGTTACGAAAATATAAAATACAAAAGAGCAATTTCTGTTTTTGGCTTAACACAAAGTAGTGATGGCCTTGTTAAAAATGCAAGTTGTGATTTTGATGCACAAGGTAGTACAGAATTAACAGACAAAATTCTAGAGCCAAAATTATTAGAAGTAAATTTACAATTATGTAAAAATGATGTATTAGCAGATTGGCAAGCAGCACAAATGAAAGCCGGTGCAAACAATTCTGATTTCTCATCTGATTTTACAAGTTTTGTATTCTCTTATGTTGCGGGTACAATAGCAGATGGAGTTGAGAAAAACTTATGGACGGGTGCAAAAGCAACTGCCGGAGAATTTGAAGGATTTTTAACAGCAACAACGGGTGCGTTTGCAGCAGATGGTAATGTAGTAACAGCAAGTAAAACTGCTGCATTTGATGCTAACAATATCATTGCAAACATTGAAAAAGCATTAACTACAGTACCGGGTACAGTATATGGAAAAGATGACTTGTACTTATATATGAATACAAAATCATACAGATTTTATATTGATGCAGTATCTAAATTAGGATACTTAAATGCATACAATATGCAAGGTGATTACATTCCAATGGCTAATGGCGTTAAAATCGCTATGTGTCCAGGTATGCCGGATGATACTATCGTTGCAGCAAGAAAATCAAACTTAATGTTCGGTACAGATTTAATTTCTGACCAAACAGAAGTAAGAATGCTTGATATGAGTGCATTAGATGGCTCGGATAATATCAGATTGGTAGCAAAATTCTCGGGTGGTACACAAGTAGGTATCGGCTCAGAGGTTGTACATTTATCATAATTAACTAATAATGAGGGGGAGATTAATTTCTCTCCCTTATACTAAAAAAATAAAATATGGCTTGTAATTTAACAAAAGGTAGAGGTCTAGATTGTAAAAATGTAATGGGTGGAGTGAAAAGAATTTATATTCAAACACTTGCTGATACATCATTTACTAAAGACGCACCGGCTGCCGGACAAATCAACGCAGTTGATATAGCAGAGGGTGGTGTTGCTTCAGCAAACAATCTATACCAATATGACCTACCAAGAGGGACTGCCTCTTTAACAGAAACAATTACCGGTTCATCAGAAAATGGAACAGTTTTTTATGAGCCGAGTGTAAATATCAAACTACATGCGTTAAAAGTCGCAGATAGAAATGAATTGAAATTATTAACACAGAACAGAACAATCATATTCTGTGAATTACAACAACAATATGATAATGGACACAATGTTATCGTAGTAGTTGGTTGTGAGAATGGAATGGATTTATTGACGGGTACTGAAGCAAGTGGTACTGCAGCCGGTGATATGAATGGTTATGACTATACATTCACGGGTAGTGAGCCACAACCAATGTATTTCCTAGAAGATTATACATCAGCACCTTTTGATAATAGTGGATTTGATGTTTCTTTGGTAAATTCATAATCTATCGTTTATATATATGTAAGAAAAGGGGGTATGTTTACCCTCTTTTTTTTGTATTAATGTAATAAATCAATAAAATTTATATTTACTATAAAGAATTTATGATATATGTAATGGGACCTAATGCTTCATTCCCCTCAACAACGGGAAATATAACTGCACCATTAAAAAGTACAGAAAGGGCGGGCAATTTGGATAAAGATTATCTGTTTACATTAACAAATGATTTATCAAAGGAAACAAAAACCGTTGACCCTTTTACTATACAACATACAATGAGGTTTAGTAATATGTTATTCAATGTTGTATTTAATGAAGCAGATGAGGATTTATCAAATGGTAAGGTACATTTTGAACCAACGGGTAGTTATACATATAGTGTAATATCAAAAGATGATGGTTATGTACACGCAAGAGGAAAGCTAATTTTATATCCTTATGGAAACTTTGAAACCACACATAAATTTGGAAAAGAAGTAACATATAAAGAACATACAAATCCAACAACTAATAATATATACATTCAAGCATAATGAAAACGAGACTATCACAAGTTTATTTAGAACAACAAACTGCACCTAAAATTGTAGAAACTGATAGGGTAGATTGGATTGAATTTGGTGAGGGTGAATATAGAAACCAATATCCACAATTTTTAATTGACTTGTACAATTCAAGTGCTACACATTCTGCTATTGTAAATGCAACATCAGAAATGATTGCCGGACAAGAAATAGTTATTGAAGATACCGGTGATTTATCTAATCAAGTAGAATTAAAACAATTTTTTGCTAATATCAATGGGAAAGGACAAAGTGTAGATGAATTATTGAAAAAAACTGCATTTGATTTAAAGTTACACGGAGCATATGCTTGGAACATTATATGGAATGTAGAAAGAACAAAGATTGTACAAATACATCATATACCGGTAGAAAAGGTTAGAAGTGGCAAACCCGATGCATTAGGTAATGTTAAGTGTTATTATGTAAGTAATGATTGGACAAAAATAAGACAAAAACAATATGCACCACACAAAATTGACGCTTTTGATACTAATAATAGAACAAGTCCTAATGCTATTTATTATCACGGCTTGTATACTGTTGGTATGGACATATATCACACTCCGGATTATGTGGCAAGTACTAATTGGATACTTACCGACAATCTTACTAGCAATTTTCACTTGGCTAACATACAAAATGGTTTTTCACCTAGTTTTTGGATAAATTTTAACAATGGTGTACCAACAGATGAGGAAAGATTTGCTATTGAAAATCAGATACAAAAAAAGTTTACCGGTGCAGGAAATGCCGGCAAGTTTGTATTAACATTTAGTGATGATGCAAATACAAAGCCGGATTTACAACCGATACAATTAAGTGATGCAGACAAACAATATACTGTTTTAAATGAATTATGCATACAAAATATAATGATTGGACACAGAGTTACAAGTCCAATGTTGTTAGGAGTTAAAACAGATGGACAATTAGGTGGCAGAAATGAGATTTTAGAAGCGTATGAGTTGTATTCCAATACTGTTATAGCACCATACCAAGAAATGCTCTTAAAATCGCTTAAAATGGTGTGTACGACCAATAATCTTAACGCAAATCTAACCATCAAAAATCTAAGTCCACTAAATTCAATGTTTGATGCAGATATTTTAGCAGATGTATTAACAGAAGATGAAATAAGAGCCGAATTGGGATATGCACCAAAATCGCAAGTGCTACAAGAGGAAAAAGAGAGAGCACAAAAAGAGGAATTGGCTAAAACACAAGCATTAGATTATTTTATTGCTAACTATGGTGAGGAGGAAGATTTGGATAATTGGGAGTTGTTAAGTGAGGAGGAAATTAATCCCGAAGATGAACACGAAGAGTTTGATTTTGAGCATAATTTGAATGCTTTAAGCAATAAAATATCTTTTGCTCGTGTAGGTGAAGCAAGAAAAAGAGGTTCTAAACAAGATGGATATGATGATGATTTTAATTTATATAGAGTAAGATATTCATATAGTGGGAAAACCAAAAATCATAAATCAGAACGAACATTTTGTAAAAAAATGGTACAAGCAAATAAAATATATCGTAAAGAAGATATAATAGGACAAAAACATAGTTTGTCAAGTATTGCAGCAAATAAAGGATTTGGTCCAAATGGTAGTGATGTATACAATATTTGGCTCTACAAAGGGGGGCCTAATTGCCATCATAGATGGATGAGAAAGATATATGTAACTAAATTTGGAAATAAACCAAATTACGATACAGATGAATTAATTAATAAAACAAAGGCAAGAGCAAGAGGATTTAAGCCGGAAAGTAATGACCAAAGAGTTTACCAAGCACCAATTGATATGCCAAATAGAGGATACTTAAAATAATATAAAAAAATGTCAATAGCATTATTCATATCAGAGGACAAGTTAAAAAGAAGCACGACAATTAATGGTAATGTTGATGTAGAGATATTAAGGCCATATATGAAAGTTGCACAAGATTTACATATTTGGACAAAATTAGGTAGTAAATTGTATAAAAAACTACAAGACGATATAGCAAACAATGCACTACAACAACCATACGAAGATTTAATCAACGATTATATACAAGATGCTTTGGTACATTGGACATTATATGAAGCAATTCCATTCTTAGGGTATAAAATAATGAATAAAGATATTGTTAGGCAAACAAGTGAAACCTCAACAACACCACCACTAGAGGAATTAAATTATTTAAGAAATACAGTAATGAATACTGCTGAATGGTATACAGAAAGATTAATCGAACATTTATGTGAGAATAATAATCTATATCCCGAATATAATACAAACTCCGGTGATGATGTTAGACCAAGCAAAAACAATTACAATAATGGTATGAATTTAGGAATGAGAGGATATAAAGATACAAATATAACTTTACAAGATTTTTTAGATAGTAGCATATAATGAAATATAGACCAAAAAAACAAAACGAAATAAAGCTGAAAAGCTACATTGATAAGGAAAATGAAAGAAATAGTAAAAGAAAACGCAGATGTAATAGGGTTAAATAGTATATCCCTATCAATTAGTTTTACAGCAGTAGAGGAAGTGTTACAGATAACATTATTGGTGGTATCTATAATTTATACAGTAGATAGATACTTATATTATAGGAAAAAGCGTGGCAAAAAAGATTAGTACATATACCTATAAATCAAAAAAGAAAAGGCATAAGCATAGCAAAAACGCTAGCAGAGGTCAAAATGGGTATAAAAAAAAATATAGAGGACAAGGCAGATGAATGAAATTTTAGAATTAATAGAGGGTTACGGATTACCATTGGTATTGTTGATTGGCTCACTTTATGCCTTGTATAGATTTTTCTTTTTTAGTATTCACGAGGTAAAGAATACATTTTCAAAGCATCACGAAAAGAATGCAGAAAATATGGAAGAAATAAAAAAGAAAATTGACATCATTTTAGAATACATACGAAAAAAATAATGAAATACTTTACACACGAAGAATTTGACTGCCCTACAAAAAAAGGTAGTGGAAAATTAATGGAAAAGAATTTCTTGGAAATGATTGATAGTGCAAGAGAAATTGCTGGTATTCCATTTTATATAAACTCCGGATACAGAACACCGGAACATAATCAAGCAATAGGTGGCTCAAAAAATTCTAGTCATATGCGTTATTGTGCAGCAGATATACATTGTGCAAATGGTCCCGATAGATTAACAATGGTATATGCTTTAATTAAAGCCGGATTTCGTAGGATTGGTATAGCAAAGACATTTGTACATTGTGATAGCGATAGAAATAAAAATCATTCAATATGGGTATATTAAGTAAGATATTTAGTTCGGGAGCAAGTGATTTGGTTAAAAATGTTGGTGATGTAGTGGACAAATTACATACATCAGCAGAGGAAAAAGAATTGGCAAAAAGGGAAATGGAACAAATCATTTTGGATTTTGAACAGAATATGCAAGTTGAGGTAACAAAAAGATGGAATGCAGATATGCAAAGCAATAATTGGTTAGCAAAGTCAATCAGACCACTAACATTAGCGTTTTTATTAATTGCATTAACAACATTTACTTTAATGGATTTTGGGTTTGTGGATATGGAAATAAAGGATAGTTGGATTGACTTGTGGCAAATTTTAAGTATAACTGCCTTTGGTGCATATTTTGGTAGTAGAGGCCTAGAAAAAATCAAAAATGCCAAATAACCGTTATAGATTACGACCAAACGAAGAAAAAATAATACAAGACTTAAGAGATGAACATTTCAATAATGTTTTGGTAATTGGAGACCTACATTCTCCTTTTACACGAGAGGGATATTTAAAGCATTGTATTGATACATATATAAAATATAGATGTAATAAAGTTGTCTTTATTGGCGACATTATAGATAATCATTACACATCATATCACGAGCAAGACCCCGATGGATTTGGTGCCGGTGAGGAATTGGATAGAGCAATAGCACAGATACAACCATTTTATAATGCATTCCCAAAGGCAAAAGTATGTATTGGAAATCACGATGCCCTTATTTGTCGTAAAGCATTTAGTGCCGGTATATCTAATCGTTGGATAAGAGATTATGATGAGGTAATAAAAACACCCGGTTGGGATTTTCAACAAGAACATACAATAGATGGAGTTAAATATGTACACGGTACCGGTAGTTCCGGAAAGGGTGCAACTAAAAGATTAAGAGAATGGCAAACAAGTATAGTACAAGGTCATATACACACAGAAGCGTATGTAGATTGGTATGTGAATAAAGATAAAAAATTATTTGCGATGCAAGTTGGTTGTGGGGTTGACGATAGGTCATACGCAATGGCATACGCAAAAAACTTTACAAAAAAATACATTATTAGTTGTGGTGTAGTATTGGAAAATGGTACAATTCCTATTGTAGTACCAATGGAACTGCATTAAATTGATTATCAATAAGTTGTAACATTAGTATAACAACAAGATAACAACAAAAAAACAACTAATTATCAACTAATTATCACAAACAATAATAAATATATATATATATATATATATTTAAATAATATTATAATCATAAATCTAAAAACTTTTTTATCTAAATTGTTTAGTCTATTATTTTTGTTATATATTTACCACATATTAACAAATACATACATTTAAACAATGGCTTTATCAGACATTTATTTCACAGAATTACAGAATATGTATAGTGAATCTTTAAAACAAGTAGAAATGGTAAAATTAGGAGATGTTTTATTTGAATTTAACTCTCGTAAATTAACAATAGAGGAATCTATTCGTACCATAGAACAAGAATTAATTAAATACAAAAACGAAAACAATGATGTGATGGTAGATTTTTGCCAATACAGAATTGAAGCATTTCAACAATGCTTAAATGTTTTTAGCGACATTTATTCTACACTAAAAAGTAAGAAATTATGAGCTTAAAACAAAACCTTGATGAACCTTGGTACATATCTGTACTAGGGTTATTATTAATAATGTTTCCCTTTTGGTTATTTTTTACCTATAGTGGACACGATTTTTTAAGATACCTAATAAATATAATAATATGAAGAAAAAAGAAATTCTAAATAGAATATTCTCTGAAAACGATTTGATTGCAGAGGATATATTCAAGCACCAACATTTTACAATTATCACTAGAGCCGGTATTGATAAGATACAAGCCAATAATGATATTAATATTGATTACGAAGTTGTCAAATGTGAACCCGATTTTGCAGTTGTTAAGGCATATGCAACATTAGGGGATAATAATATACAAACATTTGGTAGTGCATTAAAAGGAAAATCCTATGCTGATGGAAATACGAACTCTTGGTATGTTATAGAAATGGCAGAAAAAAGAGCAATGAGCCGAGCAGTATTAAAATTAGCCGGTCTTTATAGTTTAGGAGTTTTTGGTGAGGATGAATCAGAAAACTTTAAACGAAATGGCTAAAGATAAAACACACATACATAAAAGAATGCACGATATAAATACATTTCAAGCACACGAAAACGAAGTGTATTTGAGAGGTCGTGATGAAAATGGTGATGACTTTACTATCTGCTTTGATAGTTACGAGTTTGTAGATTGGATTAATAAAGAACAAATAGAATATATAATAAAACAACTAATAAAATACATAAAAAAATTATGAACACACAATTTGGTAGAATTACAAAAATAACAGAAATGCAAACCGGTACAAGCAAAACCGGAAAGGAATGGGTTAAACAATCATTTGTTGTAGATAAAGAAACAGAATACAATAATGAAATTTGTTTTAATTTATTTGGAGATTATAAAGTAGGAATGCTTGACCAATTTAAAGTTGGCGACCAAGTAGAAGTACACTATAATGTTTCAAGTAGAGAATATCAAGGAAACTATTATACAAGTGCAGATGCTTTTAAGATATTAAAGCATTTACCATTAAATCCGAGAGATGAGCAAGGCAATTTTATTGAGCAAGTAGGTGCAGAGGATTTAAAGGATGATGTGCCATTCTAAAAAAAAATAAAACTTTTTTAAATCTATTGTTTAGTCTATTGGAAAGTGTTTATATTTACACTTATAAACAAATAACAAATACAAAATGGAAAATTACAGAGGCTACAAAGCCAAAACTATTATTTGCACTAAGTGTACAGAACCTAGTACAATTAAACTAACAGACCCAATAAAATTAAAAGATGATACTACAATATGTTGTAATAATTGTCATACAGAACTAGCGTATGTGAATGGAAATGACTTTCTCCCTAAATATAACCTATGGGCAATAAGAACACAAATAGCAAAAATTATCTGATATGAATTACGACCAATGGAAATTATCAAATCCAATAGATGATGGATACGGGTATGGAATGGTATCAAGATGTTGTGGTGCAGAAATTATAGAGGGAGAAACATCAAATTGTTGTGATGCTAAATTTATTTCAGAAACAGATTTGTGTAGTGATTGTAAGGAACACGCAGATGTCATAGAAATGGTATGTGCAGAATGTGGAGAGGAATGTGATGAAATAGAGGACTACGAATACGAAGCAATACAAAGAGAGAATTGGGCAGAAATGATGCGAGACGATAGATAAAAAAAAAAGAATTATGGCATATTTAAATTTAAACGACCTAGAAATTGAAATAGCAGAGGAAACCATTGAAAAATTACAAGATTTAGACTTGGATGGTACATACTCTAACGATTTACACCACGAATTATGGAATACTGATTATCATATTATTGGATTTGTAAGGGCAGAAAAATGGATTAGTAAATTTACAAACCCATTCCAAGCAATGAAAATTATACAAGACTATGAAAACGATAATTTTGGAGAAACATACACAGATTGTAGCAGTCCGGAAAAGGTAGCAAATATGTTAGCATACATATATGGTGAGGAAGTATTGCACAGAAGTGAAACACTACAAAAAGTGTGGAACAAAAGATTGGATGAAGATATTGTCCAAGAAATAATTATGGATTTAAAACACGAATATGAACTATAGTAAAGAAATAAAAAAAATAAAATACCTAGTTGATGATTATTTTAATCTGAATCACGATGAATTGGATAGTAGGGGTAAAAAAGGCAAACTTGGTACAGCAAGAATAATTTATGCAAACCTATTAATGTATGAATTGGGATTAATACCATCACAAGTACCAAAACATTTAAAAAGGGATAGGAGTTTATGTTATTATTATATGAAACAACACGATGGTTATATGAGTGATGCAAGAATTTATCCCGATTATTACGAAGCATACACTAAAATTTGCTCACAATACTATGAAATGAGTGATGCAGTAGCAAAGGAGAAACATAAAAATAGAACACATCAACAATTATATCAAGTTGAAATGCACATAGAAAAATTAGAGAGGGAACGAAAATACTTAATAGATACACTATGCTAAATGGTTGGATAAAACTACACAGAAAAATACTTGACAATGGATTGTTTTCAGAAGCAGAATTGCTGAAAGTATTTATTTGGTGTTTGTTAAAAGCCAACAGAAAAACATCACAAGTGAATGGCATACCGGTTAAGGTAGGTCAATTTATTACCGGCAGAATATCAGCAAGTGAGGAATTATATATGAAACCAAGTACCGTTTATGTTAGATTAAAAAAACTAAAGCGTATGAAATATATTGATATGCAAACCACAAATAAATTTACAATGATTAGTGTGGTAAAATACAATCAGTATCAAGTAGAGGATAAAAAACCAAAGGTAGATTTAACAACAAGACGAGCAGAATTTTTAATGAGTGTGGATAATTATATAAACGAATATCCTAAAGATATGTTACAACAATTTGTTGATTATTGGACAGAACCAAACAAGTCCAAAACTAAAATGAAATTTGAACTACAAAGAACTTGGGATACAAAACGGAGATTAGCAACTTGGCAAAGAAATTCCAAAACAATGGGAAAAACAGAAAAACCTAACATACTAAATACTTGGGCAGAAGCAAGAAACATTATGAACAATGGATAAAAAAGACAGAATTTTTTATAGATATAAACACGACCAAACAAATTTAAAAAATGATTGTGTTGATTTAATTAGTAAAAGTTATTTAATGCTTGGACAAAAACCGGATACACAACAAGTCGTATTAATGGCACAAATGTTATTTAATGATTTGGTAAAAAGTTATTCAAGTATGACAATGGACAAAGTGAATTTTGCTTTTGAGCAAGGAATTAAATTTCACGAAAATGGTGGATTTGTAAATGTCAGAAATTGGAATGTATGGTTAAAAAAATTCAAGTATGATGGAGAGGTGCAACAAGAATATCAAAGACATTTGGAATGGTCAAAGGAAAATGATTTACTTATAACACAAACAATAAACAAAGCAAAAAAAATTGGTAATAATGATATAGATAAGTAGATTTTGTTTATATTTACACTTATTAACAAATACAAAAAACATATTATGAACATCTTTTATTTACACTCTAATGCAACAGAGGCACCAAGATACCTATACAACAAGCATTGTGTCAAAATGATTTTAGAAACAGCACAAATGTTGTGTACAGCACATCATCATTATGCAGAGGAATTAAATTATGACAATTCCTACATACCCTACAAAAAAGCATATTACAATCATCCTAGCACACAATGGGCAAGACTAAATGCTACTACATATCGTTGGTTATACGATTATTTTGTATCTATAAACATAGAATACTATCAAAGATATGGTAAAATCCATCAATCTTGGATTAAATGCAAAGACATATTATCACTAGAGCCTATCGGTATACCATTAGGAGAATTTATACAACCACCACAATGTATGCCGGACAAATATAAAACAGATTGTAGCATACAAGCATATTGGAATTATTATATTAATGCCAAAAAACATATACCAAATCAAAACGAAAAACAACTAACAAACATACCTTATGACACGATTAACTAAACAATTTAGTGGCGACAAAAACCAAGTTTATGTCAAAGCACATAGTATAAAGGAATTAGAAGTGGATGGAAACACGACACACCTATCAGTATTTATAGAACATTCAGTAAATGGTGATGGTGAAATGGTAGAAAATGAGGAACTATCCACACTAATAATTGAAATACCGACCTTGGATGTAATATCAACATTCAATACAACTTTTATTAACCGAGCAATTTATTCTTTAAAAAGATGGCTCAATCAAATCGTAAAATAATGACACAAAAAGAAAGAATTTTAAGACACTTTAATGACAAAGGTAGTATAACTGCACTTGAAGCAATGAAAGAATACGGAATAATGAGATTAACCTCTCGTATTTGCGAATTAAAAGATGAGGGATATAATATAAAAAGTGAATTTGTAAGTAGTACAAACAGATATGGCGAAAAGGTATCGTTTAGTAAATATACCTTAATTGAGCCAAAAATTGATATTACCGGCATTAAATTTGTGGATAAAGTTATTTCTGATATATTAACAAGTCATTCAGTAAAATGAAATGGCTAAAAAACAATCAGTAGCCAAATTACGCAAAGAACTAGACAAAGTTTTTAGTCAATATGTTAGATTAAAAAATGCTAATGATAATGGTATGGTTGAGTGTTTCACTTGTGGTGTACAAAAACATTGGAAAGAAATACAAGCCGGACATTTTATGAGCAGAAAACATAGTGCAACAAGATGGCACGAAGATAATGTAAAACCACAATGTGTTAAATGTAATATGTTTGGACAAGGGGAACAATATATATTTGGACAAAATCTTGGTGATGACATAGCACAGCAAATGCAACAATTATCTAGAGAAACATACAAGTCAAACATTACTGATTTAAAAGAGCAAATATCTGAATACAAAGACAAAGTTAAATACCTATTAAGATGGGTGTGTTGATAAGTATTTAGGAAATAACTACGAATTAACTTGCAAAATACATATTATTGTGTTCGTGGATATTACAAATTCCGAATACAACAAACTACTTGACATAGCCAAGAATATATGTAAAACAGAAATGGCAGACGATTTACTGCACGAATGTATATTGGCTATGTACCAATATCCAAAAGATGAATTACAATCTATCAAAAAAAATGGTAGGTTGTTTTTTTTTGGTGCAAGAATAATGGCAAATATGTATCACTCTAAAACGAGCAGATTTTATTACAAAATAAAAAAATACGGAACACAACATATTGATTATACACGAACTAATTTGGATGATTTTATATTTACTAATAGTACAGCAGATAATAGTATTGAAAAAATTATGACAATTCTTGATGATATATATTGGTATGATAGGGAACTTTTTAAGTTATATTATTTTGGAACAAACGAGGGAACAAAATATACATATACATCATTATCAGAAAAAACGGGTATCAGTCGTAGGAGTATTTTTTACACAATAAAAAATGTTAAGGAACATATTAAAAATAAAATAGATGAATCTGAATGAATTAATTAATCTTACTGAATTTCATATACCCGTTCTTGAATTTTTCAATGCTAATGGAGAGTTAGAATATAGAGTTGATATTACCAAACTTGATTTTCAAGATATTGATGTTGTATATACAGAGGGGTATCAACCATTTGGTATAATTAAATTAATAAGAAAAAATGAAAAAGGACAGAGCAAGCCTAATGGTCAAGAGTTATAACTACCTAAAAGCAGTGAGTAAGAGAGTATTGAGTGGATTTGAAAATGTAAACGAAACAACATATTACGATAGAGTGCATTGTTGTTCTCGTTGTCCGGAATTTATACACGAGCATAAAGAATGTTCTGTGTGTGGTTGTCCGGTAGAAACAAAGGCAAGTTGGAAAACAGAAACTTGTCCAAAAGGAAAATGGTAATTTAAAATAATAAAAAATGGCAAAAAAATTAACAAAAGAACAACAAGAAAAATTAGACTATATATGGGAAGGTATAAAAACCGGTGTTGCAAGAAACCAACATTACAAGTCAGAAATGACAACTTTATACAACGAAATACATAATACTAATTATAGTGTAAATACAAATTGTGGTGCGTGTAAATCCACAATGTACACATACTTTAAACAATTAAAAACAAAAAAATCTAAAAAAATTGACAAAGAGTAAATACTATTACGATTATACAAGAAATATGACATACGAACAATCCACAGAAGTGGATACACCAGATTATTACACGGGGTTATTTAAACATATAGAAGCACACGAGGTTATAGATGACTTTTTATTAACCTACAATTTAGGAACAGCAGTAACTTATTTATTAAGGGCAGGAAAAAAACCGGGCAATAGTGCACAGCAAGACATACAGAAAGCTATTGACCATTTGAAATTTGAATTAGAGTTATATAATAAAAAAGAAAATTATGCAGACAATAAAGATAAACAAAGTCAAAGTAAATCCTAACAATCCTAGAATTATTAAGGATAGTAAATTTGAAAAATTAGTACAAAGCATAAAAGATTTACCACAAATGTTAGATATGCGACCAATAATCGTAGATGAAAATATGATTATTTTAGGTGGGAATATGAGATACAGAGCGTGTAAGGTTGCCGGATTAAAAGAAATACCCGTTGTAATATATGATAGGGAAGCACATAAAAAAACCGGACAAAAAAAAAGTTATGATGAGGTTTGTGAGGAAATAATCATAAAGGACAATGTAGGTTATGGTGAATGGGATTGGAATATGTTAGCCAATTGGGATACTACAAAACTTGACGATTGGGCTTTACCGGTATGGCAAAACCCTGATGATGTAGCAAAAGTAAATACCGGTGATGAAAATAGTGAATGGGTAGGTATGCCGGAGTTTGACCAAAAAGATAAAGAATACAAAATTTATATTGCCTTTGAAAGCGAAAAGGATAGAGAGGAATTTGCAATAAAACATAAAATGGAATTTTCCTTAAAATCTGATAGAGTATGGAGTGCAATATATCCATACGATAACAGACAAGATTTAAGCAGTTTAAAATATGAATAAATATCCAATATGTATAATCAGTAAGGATAGGGCAGAAACTTGTACTACACACTTGCTATTTGACGAGCATAATATTGATTATTTCTATATGGTTGAGCCACAAGATTATCAAAGTTATGTAAAAAGGTTTGGAAAAGATAAAGTTGTAAATATCCAAAAGGACAATATGGGAGTTTACTACACTAGGAACTTCTGTATAAATTGGTCTAAATTAAATGGACATAAAAAACATTGGCAGATTGATGATAATATACAGTCAGTATTTTTCAGACCAATGGATAAAAGAAAAGGTTTTAGAGCAAGAACAAAAATTGAAAACCCAACAAAAGCATTATTGGAAATAGAGGAAATAGCAGATAGGTGTGTGAATTATGGTGGTGGTTGTTTTACTCACGATGGATTTGCTTTTTCTAAAAAAAATGATATTGATATTAATAAAATGATATATTGTTTTCAATTAATTAATAATGAAATTAAAGCAAGATACCAGCCAAGAACAAGTGAAGATGTAGATTTTAGTGTGCGATTATTAAAAGAGGGTTGGGTAACAATGGTTTTTAATAAATTTAGTTTAAAGAAGCCAAAAAGTGGAAGTATGAAAGGTGGTTGCAATTCAAGTGTTGATTATATGAACAATGGTAGAAAAAAGATGAATATGACACTTGCTAATGAATATCCCGAATGGTTTGTAGAATATGAAAAGAATGGACAATCAGAGGTAAAACCAAGTAGGATATGGAAAACATTTAAGCAAATACCATTAATGAAAAAATGAAATATCCAATCTATATAGTATCAAAGGGTAGATGGGAAAATCATCAGACAGCAAAATTCTTTAAAGAGGATGGGGTTGATTTTCTTGTAGTGGTAGAGCCACAAGAATATGATTTGTATTGCGAACACATAGGCGAACAATATATATTAAAAACAGATTTTAGTAATTTAGGTCAAGGGAGTTATCCGGCAAGAAATTTTGCTTGGGAACATAGTATAAAAAATGGCCACGAAAGACATTGGATATTTGACGACAATATCAGACAAATAAGGAGAGTACAAAATGGTAAAAAAATACCTTGTAAAACACAAACAGCAATAGAATGTGTTGAGGAATTTACAGACAGATACATTAATTTACATATTAGTGGATTTAATTATTCCACATTTGTTGTTCCGGGTAGTTCAGATAAAAAACCATTCTATTTAAATTGTCATGTGTATTCTGCATTATTAATAAAAAACAATATGCCATATAGATGGCGAATGAAATATAACGAAGATGTGGATTTATGTTTACAAGTATTAGATAATAGATATTGTACAGCATTATTCAATATTTTCACTATTGATAAAACAAGCACAATAGTAAAAATGAAAGGTGGAAACCAAGATGAATTGTATCAGAATAACGCATTTGAAAAAAAGGTACTAAAATCTAGAAGCCTAGAGGAAGTATGGCCTCAATATTGTAAAACGATAAAAAGATTTGGCAGACCACATCATTATGTAAATTGGAAAGGTCATTTTAAACACGGACTTGCAAGAAGAAAAGATATTGATTGGAATGAAATAGAAAAAAAGGAATACAAATTAAAATTAAAACAAGTCAGAGAAATAAAAAGCGAGAAAGTAAAAAAATTCTATAAAAAATACAAATGAGGATATTAGTAACGGGTGGTGCAGGATTTATCGGAAGCAATTTATTACGAGCATTAACAACAAATATAAAATATGCTCAACACGATATATATTCGTTGGACAATTATTTTACCGGTAAAAAGGAAAATCATATAGATGGTGTTACATATTATGATGGCAATACTTGGGATATTGATAATTACGATGCATTTGATATTGTTTATCATTTCGGAGAATATAGTAGGGTTGTACCTTCATTTAAAGACATAGAAAAGTTATTCCAATATAATTTAATGGGAACAACTAGTGTTATAGAGCATTGTAGGAAAAATGATGCAAAATTAATTTATAGTGCTTCAAGTAGTAAATTTGGAAACAATGAAAACCTAAGTCCATATAGTTGGGTAAAAAGTAAAATGGTAGAACTGATTAAGAATTATGGAGAATGGTATGACATAAACTATCAAATATGTTATTTCTATAATGTATATGGTGAAAACCAAATATGTAAAGGAGATTATGCAACAGTTATTGGTAAATTTGAGGAACAATACAAAAACAATATACCATTAACAATATATGGCAACGGAAAACAAACAAGACAATTTACATATATAAAAGATTTAATTGACGGGATATTAAAAGTAGAGAAACAGAAACACAATTCAGAATGGTATTTAAGTTCAGAGCAAGAATATTCTATAAATGATATTGCAGATATGTTTAAATGGACAAGAACATATATTGCACAACCACGAGGGGAGAGAGAATATGCTATATTGCCTAAAAATGATAGTAAAAAACTATTGAAATGGAAACCAAAATACACATTAGAGGATTGGATAAAAAAAATAAAAAGTGGACAAAAGTAGACACAATAAGGATAATATGCTAAAAGCATTAGAAAATAGTTTAGGAGTTGTAACAACTGCTTGTAAAAGTGCAAACATTCCTAGAAGTACATACTATAAATGGTTAAAAGAAGATGAGGTGTTTGCAGAACAAGTAAAGGATATGGAATTACTTGCAAAGGATTTTATTATGAGCAAGTATTATGAATGTGTTAGCGATAAAATACCAAGCGTTGTAATACACGCGGCAAAAACAAAATTAGGTTGGAATGAACAACAGAGGATTGATTTAACAAGTGGCGAGGAACCTATACAAATCAATATCAAATTAACTGATGAGGATTGAAAGTGAATTCACACCAAAACAAAGTAAAGCATTTAGATACTTGTTGGATAACACAACAACTGAATTATTATTCGGTGGTGGTGCCGGTGGTGGTAAATCCTATTTGGGTTGTGCTTGGATTATTTATTCTTGTATAAAATACAAAGGAATAAGATGCCTAATTGGTAGAAGTAAACTTGACAATCTAAAAAAAACAACATTAAATACTTTCTTTGAAATATGTAAAGAATGGAAACTTGTTAGTGGAAAGGATTTTACATTTAACGCAGGTAGCAACATAATTAAATTCTATAATGGTAGTGAAATAATGTTAAAAGATTTATTTCATTATCCTGCAGACCCTAATTACGATAGTTTAGGTTCACTTGAATTAACATATGCCTTTGTTGATGAGTGTAACCAAATAACACATAAAGCCAAAACAATACTGTCATCTAGGTTAAGATATAAACTTGACGAGAATAATCTAATACCAAAATTATTTATGAGTTGTAACCCGGCAAAAAATTGGGTGTACAATGAATTTTATTTGCCTAATAAAAATAATGAGTTAAAAGAATATCGTAAATTCATACAATCATTAGCGAGTGATAACATACACATCAGTAGGCACTATGAGGACCAATTACAGAAACTTGATGAAATAAGTAAACAAAGGTTGTTATTTGGAAATTGGGAATATGACGATAGTGAGGATAAATTAATCGAATACAATGCAATACTAAATTTATTTGATAATCAAGACTTGAATGGTGGGGAAAAATATATTAGTTGTGATGTAGCAAGATTTGGTAAGGACAAAACAGTTATTATATATTGGAATGGATTACGAGCAGAACAAATAAGGGTATTAGATACAAATACTATTGTGGAAGCAAGTAATATAATAAAAGACATACAGAGAACACAAAATGTAAGATTATCAAACATAATCGTAGATGATGATGGAATTGGTGGTGGTGTTACAGACATTTTAAAGTGTAGAGGATTTAAAAACAATGGAAAGGTTATTAATAATGAGAATTATGTAAATTTAAAAACACAATGTTACTATAAATTAGCAGAGTGTATAAACGCAGGAAATATGTTCATTAATAGTAACAATCCTAAAATAAAAGAAAGTGTCTTAAAAGAACTAGAACAAGTCCGTAGGGATAAAATTGATAAAGATAGTAAGTTAGCAATACTGCCAAAGGAAAAAGTCAAAGCAATTATTGGTCGTTCACCGGATTTTAGTGATGCGATAATGATGCGAATGTATTATGAGTTGAGACCGAATGTTGGAAAGTATTATGTGCAATAAAAGGAAAGAGGGGGATTGGGAAACAAGTATTATGATTAAAACCAACCACCCCTCTTAATGCCTAACAAATACGCACCAAATGTATAAAATTTATATTTACTAATGAAAACCAAATTGAATTATGTTATTAACAGTTAAAGACAAGGAATATAGAATACCCGAAAAATGGAATGAAGTAGGACTTGGAATGTATCAAGATTTTATGAAAAATACAAAAGACATAAATGATGAACATTTGATTGATTTGTATGCAATAAGTGCATTTACCAAATTACCAATTGATACTGTAAAACAAATAAGGAAAACAGATATTGACAAAATTAAAGTACAATTACAAACATTGTCAAGTAAAAAAATGAACACTACATTAAATACAATAATAAATATTGATGGTGTTGATTATGGTTTCCACCCAAACTTAAAAGATATAACATTTGGTGAGTTTGTGGATTTGGATAACTATTTAGAGGATATATGGAAAAATATGCACTACATAATGGCCATATTGTACAGACCAATAACAAAGTCAAAATATGGCAAGAAAAATTCCAAATATGCTATCGAGGGATATAATAGTGATGAATGTTTTGAAAGGGCACAGATGTTTAGGGATAAATTAAGTATGGCTACAACAAATGGGGCGGCCAATTTTTTTTTAACTATAGGAAAGGAGTATCAGAGCGTTATGCAATTATATTTGAGCAAAGAACAAAAAAAGATGATGAAAACGAAAGGCGACTTGCAAACCAAAACGACTTTGCAAGCAAATGGGGTTGGTACGGAGTAATATATAATATGAGCAACGGGGATATAACAAAACAAAATCAAATTTTAAAAATGACAGCAGAGGAATGTTTTACTTTTTTATGTTACTCTAAAGATTATGAATCAATGAAAAACAGAAATTAATTATGCCAATATTAAACGAACACGGGGATTATTATAAAAATGCAACACTTAAAAATCTAATTGATTTATTTGAAGATATATGTACCGAAAATAGTGGTATTATGTCATTTAGTTTTGGTGATATATGGGAAATAGAAACTAGGGAAAGGGATTATGTAGTAGGTCATTTAAGTATAGAGAATGCACAATATTTAAATAATGAATTGCAATATGACTTTAAATTTTACATAATGGATTTGGTTAGCAAAGACGAAGGAAATGAAAATGATGTATTGAGTGATACATTACAAACAATAGGAGATATTGTTTCAAAATTAAAAAATGGTAATGTACCAAATGTAAATATAGATTTTGAAAACGATTATAGATTACAAGAAGGAATAGTTTGTCAACCATTCACAGAAAGATTTGACAATGATGTTAGTGGTTGGGTTGCAGATATTAGTATAAGAGTATCATTCAATTATTCTGCTTGTGATTTGGATACAATGTAAATAAATAAAAATTAAATAAAATGGCAACATCAGTAGTAACACAAACATTAACAGTAGATATATCTGAAAAAATTACCTTGAATGGTACAACATATGATACTGTATCTAGTTTAGTCATACCGGAAGTAGCAAATTATGTCAGTAATGTTTTTAGGGTAACATCGGGACCAAATATAATACTACAATTTTCTGCAACGGGTGCATCTGCTAGGAATACAGAATATCAAGTTGATAGAGTAAAATATGTAAGATTAACAAACCTTGATGCAGCAAACACAGCTACACTATCAACAGCAGTAGGTGGTAAATTAAGTATGGCACAAAGTTTAGCACCGGGTGGTAGCCTTGTTTTTACAAGTATGCTACAAGGTGGTGGAACAATAACAGAAATAACTGTAAATGCAACAGCCGGAACAGATATTGGTTATGTAATAGCACTAAATGATTCCGGTGATACACCACCAGAGGAATAAAATATGCAAACTAGGAATATAGAAAAGGTATTGGATGCCTTTGCTAAAAAGGTAGTACAACGGGCAGTAAATAATCTTGCAAAACAAGATGGTGTAGATACCGGAACACTTGCAAGAAAATTAACCTATGATGTAAATGTATATCCTAGTGGTGCATTGGAATTGGATTTTACGGGACCATACTATTGGAAATTTGTAGATAAAGGAGTTAAGGGTAGCAAAAGTGGTCGTAAAGCATATAAAAGTCCATTCCGATACAAAGGAAAAAATATAAAAAAGGGAGTGATTGAAGCGTGGGTAAAAAGAAAAGGAATACAAGGTAGAGATAAAAAAGGTAGATTTATAAAACATAAAACACTATCTTATCTTATAGGCAGAAGTATTGCTTTGTATGGTCGTAGGGCAACAAGATTTTTTAGTAATGCATTCAGATACGAAACAAAACAATTGCCACCGGAAATTAGAAAAGCATACGCAAAAGACATATCAGCATTTATGAAATTTGCACTAAAAGATTATCAATAATGGCATTAGAACAATATTTAACATTAACGAATACAGAGGACGAAAACAGACTGATTAATGCGTCATATAAAGATTGCGTATTTGTTATGACGGGAAAAGCAATAATTGCAGACATAGCAGACCAAGTGTTTGATTTTAAATATCATCTAGAGATATTAATAGATGATGTTGTCAGAGCAAAACTACAATCACCTACCGGTGTATTTAGAATTGAGCAGATATTACAAGACCATACACGAACAGATAATAGTGGTTATGGTGAAACAATAGGTGGAACAGATTTTCCACAAAGTACAAGACAATATCTCGGTATGAGACAAAAAAGGCACGCTATACATTTTATAGATAATTTTGCTCGTAATAGTAACAATATGATTAAAGTATCATTTAGGGTAGGTGCATCTTTTTTTATTGAAAATGGAACATTTTATGGTGAGGTTATGTCAAACCCAACACCATCCAAAAATGGTTGTCTTGTAAATTGTTACTATTATTTTAATGCAACAGAACAACATCAAGGATTGGATACATTCAATATCACTCCTTTTTTATTGGAAAATAATGCAAGAAAATTTTTAACATTTACACAACCATCATATAACAGAAAAGTAAGATTGAGCGATTACCATACTTTAGCATTTATTAATGGTACATTTTGTAAAAGTGGAAAAGGTGGCCAAGATTTACCAATGGAACACGCACACGATGATACATTTATACCAAATCAATTAGCACAAGAACCTTGTGAAAGAAGTTGTGCATATTATATATATGCAGATGCATTAAGTGATAACGGTTCAGTAATATGGCAAGCAAGGGTAAGAAATTTTGATGATAATGGTGGTTCGTATTGTCCGGATTTATCAGATTGTGCAATTAATCCTTATGACTTGAGAAAAGAAGACAAATCAATATTATATGTAGGAGTTGGTCCTCAAAATATGATAAATAGTACAGTAAATGCAAATCTAGGTTGGCGACAAACAAATGGTAACCCCGTCAGTACAAGTCAATGGGGTGATGTTGCTACTTATAGAGTATATGCAACCAATGCCGGTGCAACAAGAATAAGTGCATATTACAATTTTGAAATTGATAAAAATGATTGTAAAGGTTTTGAAACTATTCGTCTTGCATATTTAAATAGAATGGGTGCGTGGGATTACTATAATTTCACTAAAAAAAGTCAAAAATCTACTAATATCACTCGTAGTAATTTTAAGCAATTTTACGGAAGCAAAAATATAAGAACATTTAAGGATAATCCTTGTAATTTATGGGATTATGGTGCATACGAGGGTGGTACAAAAACATATAATGTAAATGCAATAAATGTATTTGAAGCAAATTCTGATTTTATTACAGAAGATGATGCAATTCATATGGAAGAACTTTTTACAAGTCCCGATGTATATATGTATCAACCAAGATATACAGCACAAGGACAAAATGCTGCAAGATGGATACCGGTTGTTGTTACTGAAAAAGATTATATAAAACAGACAAAAGCAAATGATAAACTGATACAGTATGTTGTACAAATACAACAAGGACACGAAACTAGAATACAAAGATTATGATAGAATTATTTGCGTCAAGAGGTAGTAATGGTAGGCAACAATATTCAAGATTGGATACCTACGGGAATGAAAACATAGGATTGACATTCCAAATTGATGAAATTAGGAGTTTGAAAAATAAAAACGCTAGTTATTCCAAATCATTTAAACTACCGGCAACCACAAATAACAATAGATTTTTTGAGCATTTTTATGACTTGGATAGATATAACCTATCATTTAATCCATATAAAAAAGTAGATGTATATATGGAAGTTGATGGTATAAGGGTTATTGAGGGATTTATGCGATTACTTGGTACACTAGAGAAACAAACAGAAATATCTTATGATGTTGTTATATTTAATCAAGTAGCAAATTTATTAGACAGTTTAGGAGATGCTACACTCAACCAATTAGATTATACAGAATTTGCACACGCATTTACATATGAAAATGTTACAAATAGTTGGAAACAATTATTTTTTGATGGTATAAATCCACCACAACAAGTTGATTATGTTTATCAAATAATTAATGACGGTACAATGGAGTTGGATACAAATGGAAATATACCTTTAAATCCAAGAGTAAATTTTGTATTGTCTTTGCGATTAAAAAGAATACTACAAAAGATATTTGAGTTTGCCGGATTTAATGTAATTTTTAATGGGTATCTAAATTCATCAGAATTTGCAAATTTGTATATGGATACTACAACAAAAAGGAATTTTGGTGAAACAATACCCGACCAAGAAATAAGGTCAAGAAACACACCTACCGGTCCCTATTCTTGTGGTTGTGATAATCCCGTAAGTGGGTATCATTTAGGAACAACACCCGGTACAGCAATTGCAGTACCAACGACAATAAAAACGGGAGACCCTAATAACGATTACAATGAAACAACATCCACATATACTGCACCTAATGATTGTACATTAAGTTATGTAATTACACTAAGGATTGTAAACATTACAAACACTTGGGTTGATGTTTTTATGAATATCAATGGGGTAACAGTAGATTGGCAATCACATACAAGTGGTAATCCCGGAAGTGGGTATCCCGACCCTTGTTTAGCAAATAAAAACACAATAACATTTACGGGAACACACGCTATGCTTGCCGGTGATA